CCCACCGCTGCGCTATCTCCGGATGGTTCTTCCATAGATACCTCCTTTGTTTCTCCGATTTGAATGGCATCTTCTTCTTTTTTTATTACTACTTTTTTAACCTCTGGTTCTAATTCAATTAAAGGTTCTTTAGAATTAACGTTTATTTTTGTAACGTTGTCTTTTGTTTCGTTTAATTTTTTAGGTGTTTTCTTTTTTGTTTTTAATTTAAACTCACCTTCCTGCTTAACAGGTTCATTTGTTTTTACTTCTGACATAATATAATATAATTAAATAATTAATAAAGTTTTACAGCGAAGGCATTATACCGGCTGCATCTTTTTCTTCAAAATTTATTGGTGGTAAATCTTGGTTTCTTTGGTTTATCATTTGACTTTGCTGCGTACCTTCCATTTTTATACGCTTGTCTTTTGCAGCTTCTCTCTGCTTTTCTTTTTGATCTTGAGCTTGAGCTTGTAATTGAGCCAACTCCATGTCAAATTTATGTTGCATTTGCATTTTTTGTTGATCAAGCTGAGCTTGAATCTGCATTTTTTGAATTTCCATTTGAGTTCTAGACTGCTCGTATTGAACTTTAGAACCGCTAATTGCTTCTTGCTTTTGAACCTCGTTCATTGCAATTTTTTCATTAGCCTCTGCTTGAGACTCTGCTTGAGCTCTAATATTAGCTTGAGCATTTTCTTGATCTTGTTTTGCTTTTGATTTACGTTTTACTTTTAAAAGTTGATTAGCTAATTTAAGATTTTTAATCTGTCTTAAGTCTATAGCGTCTTCAAGATCTATACCGCCTTGCTGCAAAGCAACTTGAATGTTTGCTTCTAACTGAGCTTTTTCCTCATCATCAGGCTCTAATTCTAAGAAAATTCCAAAGTCATGCAAGTTTAAATTAGCAACTTCTTTTAAAGTGTTAACATTATAAGTACTAATAGAATTAGTTAATGACTCTGCTGTTAAAGGAAATTGCAAAGCATCTGCTAATTTAAGAGCTATATTTTCAGCAACTCTAAGTGTTAAATAAGATGAAGATTGTTTTATATGTCTTGTAGCAACATTAGAAGCGTTAGCAGCCATTTTTTGCAAACCAACTAAAGTGTTTTTATCTGGAGTACTGCCATCTCTTGCTTCATTAAGACCTGTAACGTCGCGTATCATCTGTAAGTAATATTGATACGTGTTTATAAGACTCTGTATTTTACCTTGACCAGAACTAGAATTTAATTCTTGTATTGGCACTTTTCCAGGATTCATATCGCCATCTTGAGTGAGAGATCTACCTACAATAGAACCTGTTTGAAAATACATGTTTAAAGCTTCAGCCGGATTATAATTTGTACCATTACCAAGATCAACTTCAGCTAAGCCGTCCATGTCTAAATAAACACCATCTGGCACTATTCTAGACATTACTTGCTGTAATTTTAAGTGTGTTATTTGAATCATATCAGCAAAACCTATACACTTGCTTACTAGGCTTTCAATTCTACCTTTGTACATTCTAGGTGCACATATAGCGTAATTCATTTTTACTTTAGTAGTATCAGCATAAGGTCTTGACATATTCTCTGCAAGCTCCCATTTTAACATAGTATCTGTACCTAGAACTTTAGCTCCATGATATAAAACTTCTATAGATCTAGATACTCTTTCAAACATATCGTTTTCTGGTGGATCAAATGTATCTGATTTTTCTATAGCTTTCATTAAGCCTTGATCTGTTTGTTTTATTTTAAAAACTTGATTATGATATGTCTTATAATCAAAATATAAAACTTGAACGGTATTTTGGTCATATCCACCCCAACCAGTGACATATTGTCTATTGCCTGGCATTTTTTGTATACGCTCTAATTCTTTTTTAGATATATTTGGAAATTCTTTTTTTAATTCTGGTATTGTTATAGATTTTATTTCACCTACATAATATATATCTTCAAAATTAGGATCTTCTGTATATGAATAAACCATATAAGCGGGATCTACATAATCAACAGTAACTCCATTAGCTGTATTAAAACTAGTTTTAGCAGCTGCGATACCGCATACAGCTAAATCCATATTTAATCTTCTTTTTACTAATTCGTATTTATTTTGAGCCATTATAGAAGATATAGCTTCTTCTTCAGCTATTTCAATACTTTGCTTGTATGAAAGCTGCATGTGAAGTTCTAGTTCTTCTTCATTTTCTGGCAGCAATTCAGGGTTTAAAGTTTGATATAAGTTTATTCCTAAAGTATTTTGTAGATTATCTAAGTAATCTTGAGCAAGCATATCTTCGTATATTTTAGAAGCATACTCAGTTCTTTTCTTTATAGATTCAGGATCTTGAGCATAAGCTTTAATATCATAAGACCGCTCTGATATACCATTAACTACAATGTCTACAAATTTAGATAAAATAGGGACTGGCTTCCAGTCTAAATTAAGATAAGACAAATCACCATTTATAGATAATTCATCTTTATATTTTTGAACTGGTTGTTCTCCTCTAGCGTATAATCTTAAAGTATTAAAATTATTCCAATTGGTCAAATAAGCGTTACCGTTCATTCTACCTGACCTGAACCACTCGTATTCAATAGCCATGGCAACTTGACTGCCATACTCCATGCTAGCTTTTTCAGCATTGCTAACTACTTGACTTGGAAAAGCGCTATTTGAATTAGTATATATATTCATTTAACTTATTATTTTTGATGTAGTTCCCCTGTTATCATATCTTTTGATACCTAAATCTACAGGTTTTATATTTCTTTTAATTACTGGAGAATATCTATGTTTGTTACAAGCCATAAGAGCAAGTCCAGAGCTAATAGAAGCATCGTGTTTTGTTCTATTGTTTATATTAAACTTAGCCCAGTCTTCTAATGTTCGTTGAAAATAAACATCACCGTAACCAGTTTCTTTTAATCCAACAAAATGTTCTATATAAGTTTCTATAGCAGAAGCATGAGCTTGTTTTATATCTTCACTAGAGTTTGGAATACCTCCAATATCTCTTTCTGTTACAGATAATTTATTATATTTTTTATCGGGCCTATTCATAGCAAAACCTCTGTAACCTCTTCTTTTAAAATAATATAATATTCTAGGTTTATTATTTTCAATTAATATTGGCATGCCGTAAAATACACAAGCCATTAAAACATCTTCAAAAAATATTTCAGCTGTTTGAGGTCTAGCTATATATTCTAGAAAAAAGTGATTAGGCGGGGCATCTTCCATTGAAAATTTAGTTAGCCCGTGTAATGAACCTTTTGAACCTCTTTTATCTACAGTTCCAGATATGTCATAAGGATCACATCCAAAAGCGCCGATGTGCTCGTTAAGCGGGTAATTAATGCCGTTTTTGCTATATTTTTTATTTTGCAAATTAAGAGGCGGAACCCAAGTTATTAAAAATCTTCCATTATCATTAGGAACAAATATAACATTTGTGTCTTTTTCACCATTTTGCCATTGAAAAGAACCTTTAGTTATGCTTATTGAGTTTTTAAGATCTTCATTAAAATCTATCTGTTCATAAATTTTAGTTAGATTGAATAAAGATTCTTTTGACTCATCTCTAAACGCGTGCTTTTCTGTTCTTGGAAATTGTCTATAAAACTCATTCAAAGCGTCTTGGTCTTTCTTAAGACCTTCAACTTCATTGTTCCAATACTCTATTACACCTAAATCTATTACTTCACCCTGAGGCCCTTGCTTTGGTTTTTTAGGCGTGTCGAAGACAGGTAATCCATAAGAATCAATGTATCCTTCGTAATTCCACTCCATAGGTATAAACAAG